GAATTTGAAAAAAAAGATGATTTGATAATATCAGAATCAATTATAGATAAGTATAACGAATTATTAAAAACATATAATTGTTTTACTACAAAATACGATCCGAAAAGCGTATGGGAAAAAAAAAAATATAAAACAAGAAATATATTATATAATAATAAAAATAAATTATATACTTTTACAACAAATATAAATAATAATAATGATAATAATACAAAAAATATTATTGGATTACTAAATAAAATTACAGAAAATAATAAAAATATAATATTAAATACGATTATAGAAATTTTAAAAAAAAATAATAATGAGGAAAATGAAAAATTATTTAATATTGTATTTAATTATATTGAAAAAAAATTTGATATTATATATATAGAAATATTAAAATTATTTCATAATAATAATACAATTATTTATAATATTATTAATAATTATATATTACATAAATTATGGTTACCAAATGAATATATTATAAATAATAATATATTAAATGATAATTTATATAATGAATATTGTGATTATATAAAATGGAAAAATAAACAATTAAATATAATTAAATATTTTATTTTTATTATAAAAGAAGATAAACATAAATATAATGAATTATATAATAATTTATGTGATGATTTATATAAGCAATTTAATAATTATTTAGAAAAAAATTATTATAAATATATATTAGATTATATATTAGAATTATTAAATATATTATTATATGAAACTAATGATATATTTAATAATTTAAAAAAAATAGATACATCAAAACTAGATAATTCAACAAAATTTTTAATCTATGATATAATAAAGAAATGATAAAAATTTTAATACATACATATTTAATCATATTATTATTATTAATTATTTATTATGAACATGTTCAATTAAACAATATATTAGAAAATAATTCTGGTTGTTTTTGTATAAAAAGAAATAAAAGATTTTGCCTTGGATTACTATTTCCTAAAATATTACTAGTACTAATTTTATTATTTACAATGTTTACAGAAAGATCTTTAAAATATTTTACTAATAGTATTGTTGTAAATACATATATGATATTAACATTTATCGCATATATTATATTATTTATATATTATACTGTAATAACAACAGATATATTCTATAATAATATAGGATTTTGTCCTTGTGCTAATACAGGATTAAGTAGCGTTATATATTATTTTAGTATATTTGGATTAATATTTATATTAATTATGTCATTAAATACTTTTAAGTTTTTTTTCGTACATAATTATAGATAAGTATTGGATAATGAGTTTTATAACACCTGGTTATATAGCAAATTTCATAGTAAATTTATTTATATTTATATTATTGGCATGTGTATATACATATATACAAAAATTAGAAACAGATGGTTGCGAATGTGCTTTAACTGAATTTTATCCGGCACCATTTATTAAAAACTTCAGTATATTTGCATTAGTATTTTTAATATTTGTAATGTTAATACCCCCTGGAACTATTTTAGCAAAAGTTTTTGGTAAAGAAATAACTGGATTATATTTGTTAGTAATATTTATATTTTATATTGTATTCGCCGTATGGGTATTTATAACAATGACCTATACTAGAAAATTAATTACTGAAAAATGTAAATGTTCTGAAGACTTAAGAAGAGAGTTAGTATATGCCGGAACAACAATTGAAATGATATTAATTGTATTATTATTATTAACAACAATTATTTTCCCATTAATTTTATCGGGTTTATCTATATTTTTTAACAATATTAAAAATGTTTCAACAAAAATTGAAAGTAATTTAAAAAATCCTGTTTCAGGAATTAAAAGTGTTCCTAAAGATTTAGGAAAAATGGCAACTCAGGTTAAAAGTATAGTAAGTACAACTGCAAAGGGCGTTAAATCTTTAACAAAAAAAAAATAAATTGAAATTTAGAAATTAAATATTTAAGGTCCTTTTATTATTTTTATTTGATTTTAAAAATTTAATATCTGCATTATCTTCAATTATTGAAGTGATTTCATCATCACTTACCGACAATGTTTCTATATTATTATTATTATTATTTGTTGATATGTTTTTATGAACATCATCAATTATTGAATCAATTTCACTTATTGAATTATTATCATCATTGTTATTCATATTCATATTATTTCTCATAGAACCACCGCCTAAATTATTAAATAATCCACTGACCATTCCAAATAATCCGGGTCCATTAACTGGATTATCATTTCTTTGATTATAATTATTATTTGTATTATTAGTAGGCATTACATATTCTTTCGCTGCTGCTTCTTGAAATTGTTTCATTAAATTAGGATTTGATTTTAATATATTTTGTACATCTGGTAACGGTTGTTCTTTAAACATTCTATTAGTTAAATGAAACATAAATGCACTACCCGATAAACTAATAAATAATCTTAATTCTGGTGCCATTTTTTTACCCGTACTTTTATATTTATCATGTAATTCTTCAAAAATATCATCATAATCATTTATATTATCATGAACTTGTTCAGACCAACCATCTAATTGTATAGTAAATGGATCATATCTATTATTTAAATATTCAGAACCAGTTACAAATGCCATAAGCATTTTTCTTTGAAAACGAATACTGTTATCAATTTCTTTTTCTTTTAATAATTTATTGTATTCTAATTTCATTTCTTCGAGATCAGAATTTAAATTAAATTTAAATGGTATTTTATATCCTCTCTGTTCTAATCTATCCAGTTGATATATTATTTCCTTTTTTTCTCTTAAACTATCTACTACTGTGTTCGAATGTTCTGATCTTCTATTACTTTTTCTACTTACAACACTTGATCCAGATACACTTTCACTGTCATCAGATCCAGTAACTGAAGATGCGGATGAATCATTATCTTTAGCATTTGTTTTTTTTGATTTAAAATTTTTCTCAGATGCACTTCCGTCTGATGATGAATCACTTAATGAACTAACTGAACCACCAGATGATGATGCAGATGATGAAGAAACAATATCATTACTTATTTTTTTTTTATTAAATATTAAATCATCGCCTGCTCTAAGACTATTTTTACTAAAATTATTATTACTTGGTTTTTTAAAATCAATATTATTAAAATTACCTTTATTTAAATTGAAAATTTCATCTCTAGAATTATTAGAAAAATTCATAATATATATATTATGAATTTTTAATGTTTATATAATAATACGCAAATAATTTTTTAATCATATAAAAAAAACTAATATATAATATATAATATATACTAGTTCTGATATATATGTTTAATAATTTAATATTTTTTGATTTTAATTTTAATAATGATATTTCAAATTATGTATCAGTTATTATTCAAGGTGGATTGGGTAATCAATTATTTCAAATAGCAACTGCATATGCTTATTCTATTCAAAATAAAAAAAAATTAATTTTTAAATATTCTGATAACTTATATAATTCTTATAATTTAGAAAGAAAATCATTTTGGAATACTTTATTTACTAATAAATTAAATGTATTAAATATTAATGAATTTAACAATATTAAATTTTTAAAATATAATGAAAAAAAAAATTATAATTATAATGATCTTCCCAATGTTAATGATAATAATATTTTATTATTTGGATATTTTCAATCTTTTAAATATTTAGAAAATGAAAAAACAACTAGAAACTTTTTAAGACATTTAGTATATTCTTCTGAAACATATATGTATAATGTATATAATTTATATAATTCAATTAAACTATATTTTACAAAAATTATTAATCGTGAATGTTTAGATGATGATATTGTTTCTATGCATTTTAGAAGAACTGATTATATTTTGACTCCCAATAATTATCATAATACTTTAGATATTGATTACTATATAAATGCATTAAATATTGTTGATAAAAATTGTATTGTAATATTTTCTGATGATATTGAATGGTGTAAAAATAATATTACAGATAATATTTTTGAAAAAAAAGTTTTTTTATATTTTGTTGATATAAATAATGTTGAAATTGAATTTATTTTACTTTCTTTTATTAAACATAATATAATTTCTAATTCAACATTTAGTTTAATGGCATCTTATATTAGTTATTATGATACTAAAAAAACAATTATTGCTCCTCAAAAATGGATATCTAATTTACAAGAAAAAGAGTTTGGAAAAATTCATGAAATTTATCATTATGATATTACACATATTATTTAATTTAACCTATTGTGAAGATTTACTTACACGCATCCCTGGGAAGAGAACCAGCTGGATTTCCTAGACCCGGTCCACACCGCCAACACTTATCCATGTCCTCCCTGTAGTAGTGATTTTTAGGACAATGTACTTTAGAACACGCCGCCGAACTAAGTGAACCTACTGGTGAAGTATAACCACCCGGACACAACCTGCATTTGCCTGATGCCGGGTTGTAGTATTCACCTCTTCCACAAGTCCGTGCCGGTGGTGGCGGTGGCGGTGGTGGTGGCGGTGGCGGTACGGTGCATGCAGATATATTAATAGAATTAGGCGGTGAATTAGTACCCACGGGACAAGGTATACATATGCGTCCTTCACGATATTTATTAGCAGGACATACAACTTTTTGACACTGGACTCCAGCCCAGGAACCCGCTGGTAAAGTATAACCTTCGGGACAAGGTATACAACGGTTACCATCATAAGATTCATGTTTTTTACACATTGATTTACATGCAGATATATTAATAGAATCCTGCGGTGAATTAGTACCCCTGGGACATGATCTACATTCGCGTGCAATACGATATTTATTAGCAGAACATACAAGTTCATGACACGCCCCCTGACCAACTGAACCTTGTAGTGAAGTATGATTATCAGGACAAGGTATACAATCGTTATCATAAAAATATTTATTTTTTCCACAACTTGATTTACATGCAGCTATACCAATAGAATTAGGCGGTGAATTCAAACCCACCGGACATGATTTACATTCGCGTCCATTATGATATTTATTAGCAGGACATTCAACTTTTTGACACGAGTTTCTACCAATAGAACCCTCTGGTGAAGTATAACCACTAGGACACAACTTGCATTTGCCCTGGTCGTAGTATTTATTTCTTCCACAAGTATGTACCGGCGTTGGTGGAGGAGGAGGAGGGCATGTGCATGGAGGACAAATTTTCTGTTTTTTTATATAATCGTCATCATAACATATTTTTAAATCTTGAATTACATCATCTGTTAGTAAAGGAAATGGGGAAATCGGTTTACCAATATCTGGATTTTTTCCTTCGCCAGTACAATGAAAACAAGTTTTTGATCCGTCTTTTGGATCTAGATAAGTAAAGAAACCACGACATGTTGGATCGGTATTGCACTTAGTTTCACATAAATTAGGGTTGTTATCTGGTACTGTACCCAATACTTTCCAATCTTTACAAAATTTACCTTTATAATTATAACATTTTTTAGAAACCATTTAAAATATATCTTCTAATATTTAAAAATAAAAAAATAAAAAAATAATTATATATTATATTTTTTTAAATATAATATATCTATTAAGAAATGAAAATTTTTTTTGAACTTCATCTTTATCTAATTCAATAATATCATTTTGAATTCTTGATAGATTAGCCGTATCAGTAATTGTATCTTTTATAATATTAAAATCTTTTTCAAATGTATTAGATTCTACAAATTCTAAATTATATTCTTTTGCTTTTTTAATTAAAAGATCTAAATCTACAAGATATTCAGGAATAATTTTTTGAGTATTTTCAATAAAAACTCCAATTTGTCTTCCATATTTATTAGTTGTATTTAAATCAAATTTTCTAATAATCGCCCACGTAATAGCATCATCATCATGATTTAAATGTTTAATGCCCTTAATAATATTATTATCACTATTTTGTAATTCAGTAATAACAGAATTACCATCCATAAAGGTTGCGAAAAAGATGCCATCCTTTTTAAGATTATTTGTAACATTACTTAAAAATCCATTAAGTTTTTCTTCGTTTTCAAAGAAATAATGTATAGCAAATTGACAACTGCATACAGCAAATTTATCTGAACCTTTACCTGCAATATGTCTTAAGTGATGTTGATTATTTCTGTGTTTATTCATAACAATTTTAAGAATGTTTTCACTTTCTTCATCGCCAACTATCTTAGCGCATTCACCTGTATTAATTGGAATAGAACAATCACCGACAGCAAATACAATATCTGGAAAATATACTTTATCATTCATTTTTCTGCTTTGATTTTTCTTTTTAATTAAACGAGAATATCCTCCGCTTCTTGGATTATAAATATTTTGTTTAACAAGATCAATAGATAATATAAATGAATAATTATATTCTAACCATCTATTCATATCACCGCCTTCGCCACCACAAAGTTCTAACAATGATGATCTATTAGAACTAAATTCATATAATTTTTTTTTAATACATTGATTGTGAAAATTTAACATATGTACTGATAGCAAAGATTCTCTAGGAATATTTCTACTATAATAAACATCATCTGAATCTAATACTTTATCAATTGAATTTTCATTATATGTATTATTAATATATAAATCTTCATTACCCATAATCATAGCATTAGTAACGCTATTATGTATTGATCTCCAAATATTAATAGCAATATTTAAATCATTCATTGTTTTACTAATTTCACCTTTTTTAAATAATCTAGTTTTATCATCTCTAATTCTTAATGGATTCCATCTATGATGAACTGAAATATTAATATTATTATTATAATTAAATTCAATAATAGAATTATCTTCTATAATTTGATTATCATCAGTTCTGATTTCATCTTTTGAATTAATTTTAACATATGCAATTTCAACACCAGTAGTAAAATATATATTTGGTTTAAATAACACTGGTTTATACAATGTATAAGAATATCTTTGTTCTTTTGCAAATTTATGATCATATCTTAATTTTAATCCTTTATTAGGTCCAATATCTTCCCATTGATTAGAATTATAGCCAACATATAATTTTAATTCTCTATATTTTTGACCGTTTTCTCTAATAATTTTACCATATTTAACAAGAAAATCTATTGTATTTTGTTCTGGTGGTTTCCATTTAAATAAACGATCCCATCTTACATTATCAGTTAATTGAACAGGTTTATTACTGTAATAAGAATATAATGGCAATTTAGAAGGTGTAAATATTAGACCATCAATTTCATAAGGATATGATTTATAATTTGTTAAAATATCACCACAATAATTAAGAATATTTTTTTTATCATCATTATAATAAAAATTTTTAACAGTAAACTCAATAGTAGATTTAGATGAATCAATATTATTTTTAGCAAATTTAAGATAATTATATCTTGAATTATTTTCTTTTTCAGCAATTAGAGGTAATGAAGTTATATTTTTACCTTTAATATAAAACATATCAAATGCTGCAAATAAATGTTTAGTTGAATTATCAATTCTTTTATCACATGTAACATATTCTCCATCAATTAAACTATTATATAAATTAGATTGTGCTACTAATCCTGTATCAAATATATTATATGTATTATTAATAGTATATATGTTACCATTATTATTAATATATAGTAATAATCTTTCACCATCGGCTTTTTCAGTGACTGTATAACCATCTAAAATACTAACGGCACCAAATTCTTTAGGATCAATGAGATTAATTTTTTCTAAAGTAATAGGTTTAGGTGTAAGTAATGGAATAAAATCTTTTTTATTATAACTACTAATTCTAATATCTTTTTTAATTAAATCATTGTATTCTAATAATATTTTTTTTTGATCTTCTTTAAACATTATATTTGGATATAATGTTATATATTGTAACATTTTTACAATAGATTCTAGTATTTTAGATATATCAATACTATTTTTTATAATAATACTAAATTGATAATTTTGAAGTTCTTTAATAATATTAGATTATTTAAAATTTTCAAATGTATCATCTTCTTTATTTTTTTTTATTAATGTAGTTACATATTCTATATCATTTATTTTATCAACATATTTAATTTTTTTGTATATAGTATATTTTTTTTTTACTGTATTCCAATTATCCGGTAAAGATGACAATTCATTTGTTTCATTTATATTAAATAAAATATTATAATCAAAAAGATTATCGAGTTTATTAGATAAATTTTTTTTTTTATTTAAAAACTTATAACTATTTATATTTTCAAGTGATTCATTATTGCAATATTTAATAATATTTGACATATTATATATTATTAAAGCATTATCATTATCATCTAAAATTTCCAAAATTTCATCATCTATCATTTCTATAATACCATCATTATTGGATATAGAACTAGTAAAATTATTAAATTCTAATTCACTCCAATTTAAATTATTATAATTATTAATAATAATTTCAAATGTATTATTATTAGTAAGTAAAGTTAATGAACTATTTAAAATGTTAATAATATCTGAGTCCTTAGAAAATTCCATAATTTAATTATCTCTATTTTATATATATAATATATTTGATTTATATAATTTAAATATCATTTTTTATTTAAAATTAATAAGAAATAAAATATATAAATGGAATTAAAAAATATTAATTTATTAGTAACTGGTGGATGCGGATTTATAGGGTCCCATTTTTGTAATTATATATATAAAAAAGTAAATAAATTAATTATTTTAGATAAACTTACATATGTAGCTAATAAAGAAAGTATTAATTATATTTTAAATAATTTTAATGTAATTTTAATTGAAGATGATATTTTAAATCATAATTTTAATGAAACATATGATAAATATAATATAAATTATATTATACATTTAGCGGCTGAAACACATGTTGATAATTCATATATTTTTTTTAAAAAACATATTGATAATAATATAATAGCAACACAAATATTAATAGAATCTATATTAAATTATAATAAAAAAATTAAATTAATACATTTTTCAACAGATGAAATTTATGGCGAATCTAATAATGATACTATTATATTTAAAGAAGATTCTAATTTTAATCCAACTAATCCATATGCAGCAACTAAAGCTAGTGCTGAATTAATTATCAATACATATAAGTATTCTTATAATTTACCAATAATAATAACGAGATGCAATAATGTATATGGAATAAATCAACATAAAGAAAAAGTAATTCCTAAATTTATATCTAATATAATAGATAATAAACCGATTGAAATACATGGTACACAAAATAAAAAAAGAGATTTTATATACATTGATGATGTTATAAGTGCATTAGAAATTATAATAATAAATGGAGTAGATAGTGAAATATATAATATTGGTATTAATAATCCAATATATATATACGATTTGGCAAATATAATATGTAATAAAATGAATAAAAAAAATCATAAAATTTTAAGAGTAAAAGATAGACCTTTTAATGATTATAGATATAATATAGATAATAGTAAATTAATGAATATAGGTTGGAAACCTATTTTTATTAATAAAAATGATTTTGAAAAAAATTTAGAAAAGATTATAGATAATATAAAAAATAATTAATTATATTCTATTAATTTAATTATTTTACCTTTAAAATACCAATTAAAATATGTTATATTAAATAATTTATTAAATTGATTTGTTGAATAATTATTATTACATTTTAAATAATGATTATTATTATATAATAAATATTGTAATTGATATATTTGATTTTTTAAAACAATAATTTTTAATTCCCAATTTAACTTATTTAATATTTCATATTCATTTTTTGAAATATCAATTGCATTTATATTATTAAAATAAAATGTTGATGGTACATGAGAAATATCCATTATATAAGTTATATTATATAATAATATCAAATATCATTTTTTTTAAAATTTATTTAAGAATTACATTTAATTAATGTTTAGAAAAAGAAAAATGAGTGGAAATAAAATTGGGATGATTAATACAACAGAATTTGATAGTGTTGTTAAAAAACTAAGAGAATTCTTTCAGAAAAAAGGATTTGAAGAAGTACATACGCAAAGTAGATTAAGTATATTAGCTGCATGCGAAGATCCCAAAACTATATCCACTTATAGTTATTCAGGTCAAGTTTGGCCTTTACCACAAACCGGACAAATGTGGTTAGAATATGAATTACTAAGTAAACCTGAAGCAAATGGATTTTTCTGTGTAAGTACTAGTTATAGAAATGAACCAAATCCTGTTCCAGGTAGACACGATAAAATATTTCCAATGTTTGAATTCGAAATGAAGGGTGGTATGGATGAAATGAAAAAAATGGAAGAAGAATTGTTAGATCATTTAGGTTTTAATAAGTTTTATCCTTCGGGAACTTATCCAGAAGGAGATTATATTGATATTGCTGAAAAATATGAAACAAAAGAACTAGAACATGAACATGAAGAAAAACTTAGACAAGATCATGGACCAGTTTTTTTCTTAAAGCATTTCCCTAATTTTAGTTCACCATTTTGGAATATGAAACAAGCTGATGATAGTACTGTAGAAGGAGGTCATGCTAAAAAAATTGATGTAATTATCAATGGAATTGAAACAATTGGTAGTGCTCAACGATCTACAGATCCAGAAGAAATGAGAAAACAATTCTATAATATAAGTGATGGCGCATATGCGAATATTTTATTTAGTAATTTTACAAAAGAAAGAGTTGAAAGAGAACTTAATGAATTTTTAAGTTTTAATTTCTTTGAACGTTCGGGTGGCGGAATTGGTATAACTAGATTAATTAAAGTAATGAAAGAATCAGAATTGCTTTAATTATTAATAATTTATTTTTATAAATAGAATTAAAATAAAAAAATTGATTTTATATTAAATTATTAATTTTAATAATGTTTGAAACATTTTACAGCGAATATTGTAAAAATTATTATAATTTGGAAGCATATATAATTTATATTAAAAGTTTTGATATGGTATCTATTATTAATAATAATATGTATCCTGAATGTAATATATCATTCTAAAGTATTTATATTACATCATACAGTATGATTTCCAGAAATATTTAAGTTGTATTTTTTCCATTCGGGTATAATTAAATCACCATCTATTATAATATCTAAGTTATTATTATCCATATATATTAAATCACTTAATTTATTAAGATCATTATAATTATTAAAAGTTTCTTCAGATTTAACAGTAATTATCGTACCCGTTACACTTAAATCTACTTTTATATCAATATCTTTATCTAAATAATAATTTTTCATATATATTTATTCTATTTTATAATTATATTTAAAAATAAATTTTATTATAGTTAATAATATGAATGTTTTTATAATTGGTCACAATGGTTGGATTGGTAAAAAATTTTGTAATATTTTAGATAATAATAATATTAATTATAAATATTCAAATTTGCGCGCTGAAGATGATAATATATTAAAAGAAATATTAAATTATAATACAACCCATATATATTGTTGTTGTGGTAGAACACATGGTTATATTAATGATATAAAATATAATACTATAGATTATTTAGAAGATCCTTCTACATTAAAAGAAAATATTAATGATAATTTATATGTTCCATTGTCATTAGCTTTATTTTCTGATAAAAATAATATTCATTTCACTTATATTGGAACAGGTTGTATATTTGATGATTCTATTACTAAATTTAATGAAAATGATAAACCCAATTTTTTTGGTTCAAATTATAGTATTGTTAAGGGATTTACTGATATGTTGATAAAACAAACCAATGCCTTAATATTAAGAATTAGGATGCCAATTTCTAGTGATAATAATGAAAGAAATTTTATTACAAAAATAACAAAGTATAACAAAATATGTAGTATCTCTAATTCAATGACAGTATTAGATGATATGCTACCATTATGTTTGAAAATGATGATTAATAAAGAAAAAGGTTGTTATAATTTTACAAATCCTGGTGTAATATCACATAACGAAATTTTAGAATTATATACAGATATTGTTGACAATAAATTTAAATGGAAAAATTTTTCTATTTACGAGCAAAATAAAATATTAAAATCTAAAAGAAGCAATAATCATTTAGATACAAGTAAATTAGAAAGTAAATATGAAGTTAAACATATTAGAATGGCATTATATTATTCATTAGAAAAAATGCGTAAAAATAATCAAGAATTATTAATGATAAATTAACAACTATTTCAAATAAATTAGATAATATTTAGTCATCCCACCATAAACCCACAACAGTTCCTTTAGTTCCTGTTGGTACCCAATGTATCCAAAATTTAACACTACCTCCATCTCTTGTTTGTGGAAAGTCCCATCCGTGACCTGGACTAGGATGTTGGCCCAATCTTTTAAAAGTATTACCTTTTTTTAAAAATATTGCAGGTTTCGCCCATTGATGATTTGGATCATTTTTATCTCCCCAATTATTCCATGTACAATATAATAAAGCATTATTAGCCCATGTATGAACCCATACGTCTCTACTGCCACCGCTTTGAGGTGCTGTTACATCTTGTATTTTAATAAAAGGTAAATAACCCCAAAAATGATTTCTATGTTCTTTTCTTTTATCTCTTGGAATACTTTTAATATCTAATGGTCCTGCTGGCCCTTGTGGACCTTGTGGCCCCTGCTGACCTCTTTCGCCATCTTTTGGTGGTGCTACTTGTGGTGCAGGTGCGCCTTTCATACCTGGAATTCCAGGTAATCCTGTTTGTGCTACTGGACCAGCAGTACCAGGAGGCCCAGAGGGTCCCTGTGGACCTTTTTCTCCGATAGCACCTTGTGGACCTCTTTCACCTTGTTTTCCTGAATCACCTTTACCAACACATAAACTACTATTACCTTGTAAACCTCTTGCACCTTTTTGACCGGTCTTACCAATATCACCTTTATCACCATCTTTGCCACGTGGAATGGGAATTATAATTTCTTGTATACCATCCTTTGCTTGTTGTTCTATAGAAGGATAGTTTTCTTCCGGAAATTTACCTAATATTTCTCTACTTTCTTTATCAATAAATTTGATTGGTGGAATAGGTAAAGCATTCTTACCTTTTTTTCCAATTTTTCCTTGTCCTCCCTTATCGCCTTTATCACCTTTGGCACCGGTATCACCTTTATCCCCTTTATCGCCTTTATCACCTTCGTTTATGTTTTCTTCATTTGAATTAATATCTAATTTTTTTCTAGCATTTTTATTATTTTCATCTTTTACACTAATAATATCTTGAAATTCTTCAGTTTGATTTTCATTATTTATAATAAATATTAATAATAAACAAATAAATATCAATAATATTAAAAATGCATATATTTTTAAATTATAACTATTAATTGAAATAAGCATTATAATTTATTACCTCTATTATTATTTTTTATTTTTGTTCACATATTAAAAAAGCAAAGGGTGTATTTAACATATAATATGGATAATTATTAATATTAATTAAATCTATATTTTGATTAATATCTATTATTTTTGTAATATTCAAATCTATATTATCATAATAAAAAACCTTTCTTGTATTATTTTTGAATTCAATTATAATATTATCTTCTGATTTATAATTTAATGAATTATAATATATTGCATCTATAAAATTATTAAACATTATTAGATCATGAATATTTATTTTATGTATTATATTTCTATTTGATATTTTATGATTATCTATTTTTAATTTATATTTATGATTTAATTGATTTAGATATTCATCAGTATATTTTTTACCAGTATTAATATTATTAGATATATATGTTATATTTTTAGATGTTGAATTTTTATTTAATGTATTTAAATAATTTGCTGTATCATGATATTTTTGTAATTTTAAATTAGGTTTATTATATGAATTATTATATGTTTTAAGTGCTAAAATATTTATATTTAATCTTAAATTTTTATTATTAAAAATATATGGTTTAATAAAAGATTTGGCACATTTAAAATTATTAAAATTTAAAACTAATAAAATTATTTTTATATATTTAAACATATTTTTAATTATAATATAATTTTATATTTATATATAAAAAAAATAAAATTAATTAGAATAGGCAAGACCACCCATACCAGATAATATACGTAATACGTTATAATTTACAGCATAAACACTTATTAAACCAGTTACACCACTTGCTACTTGTAAATGAGCACTATCAATACGAGACATATTAAGAGTACCAGATGGTTGATGTTCTTCTGGTTTCAATGCAAATGAATATACATTTATACCTAATTTGTAATGATCTGGCGTATTTTCATGATGTTGATATGGTTGTATGATTGAGAAATATGCGCCATCTCTTTCAGCAAAGCGATCATTTCCATTAAGTTGTAATTTTGCTCTTCTAACAGGATTGCTTGGTAAACTAAGGAGTACATCTTTGTTACTACCATCACCTTGTGTATCACTAACGCCATCTGATGTAATATGATTATATTGATTAAATGCATCGCTTGAGAAATTATTCCAATATGGTTTACTTTCTTTAGTAGCAATTTCACCAATGCCGAGAGTTGGAGTAGGGGCACCAGTTTGAGAGTCTGGTTTAATAGTCCATATTAATTCTTTAACGGGATGATTGAAATTCATTCTTACACTCTTAAGTGCATCACCTAATGATTGAGTAATTTTGTCAGCACCAGTAAATTGTAACTGTTCTATTAAATATTCATGAGATAATTGTGCAAATCTTCTACGTTCATCGGTATCTAAAAAGATATAATCGACCCATAATTGAGAAGTTTCCATTGATAATGTTCCACCTTTATTTGTATTATTATCTTCATCTTCTTTAGTAGTACCATCATAGCTGAAGTTACCATCAGTTTGATCAACTAATTCATTCGCATTAGCATATTCAATATTAATTTTAACTTCATGATATTGTAAAGCAATTAATGGTAAAGCCAAACCTACATTGCGACAGAACCAAAATTCTAAAGGTATATATACTTCTACCTCGTTACCACCATCAAGTAAAACAGATGCATTTCTTTGATTGCCACCAACCATAACATCATAACCAGTTTTTTTACCAACAGGCATACTTAATTCATTCCAAATATATAACCATTCAGAATAATGTTTATCAATACGTTGTCCGCCAATTTCTAATTCAATATTTTTAAGTAATCTTAAACCATAATATGGTACAAGTGCTAATTTAGTTCCAGCACTGGCTGTATTTTTTAAAGTAGCTCTGAAATATATTCTATTGATTAAATCACCATTGCGTGTTATCAATACGCTAACACGAGATCCTATACTTGGATTTCCGTTAAAACTTTGTTCGATTGCTTCCATCGCAAAATTAGTGTGACGGCGATAAACTACTTTAAAAAAAGTAATTTGTGGATTACCTGTTAAATATACATCTTGTGCACCATATGCTACGAGTTGAAGAAGACCACCACCCATTTGTTTTTAATTCACTTTTATACTATAATAGGAGAAAAAAAAATATAATAATTAAACTTAATTACTATAAGCAATACCGCCCATACCCGATAATATACGTAATACGTTGTAATTTACAGCATATATAGAAACTGACTTACCTGATCCCCCCGCACCAGAAACATAATCTAATGATAATGTTGCTGAATCAATACGAGACATATTAAGAGTTCCGGATGGTTGATGTTCTTCGGGTTTTAATGCAAAAGAATAAACATTAATACCAACATTATTTGGTACATTTTCGTGATGTTGGAATGGTTGTACTAAATTAAAATATTTACCATCACGAGAAGCAAAGCGATCATTGCCGTTTAATGTCAATTTGCCTTCTTTAACAGCATTGGTTAAACCTGAATTTGGACCTATTAATGCGCTAAGAGCATCATAATTAGCAGCACTAGCTTGTGTAACAGCAGTTGCGCTGCTAGTAAAGTTAAACCAATTGTCATTATTTGGAGTATCAGTTTGTACAGTCCATACCAATTCTTTAACAGGATGATTGAAATTTAATTTAATTTTATTACCAGCAACTTCTTTGCCGGTAAATTGTAATTGTTCGATTAAATATTCATGAGAAGATTGAGCGAATTTTCTACGTTCATCAGTATCTAAATAAACATAATCAACCCATAATGATGCATTTAATGTAGCACTAGTAGTTGCAGTTTCACCTTGTTGAATACATTCTGACTCGGGAGCAAATTGAATATTAATTTTAACTTCATGATATTGTAAACCAATTAAAGGTAATGCTAAACCAACATTGCGACAGAACCAAAATTCAAGAGGAACATATAAATTACCATCTAAATCGCCACCTGGTCCACCAACCATACTGTAATAAGCATCTTTTTTACCAACTGGTAATGATAATTCATTCCAGATGTACATCCATTCAGCATAATGTTTATCTATTTTTTGCCCTCCAATTTCAACTTCTGCATATTTTACTAAACGTAAACCATAAAAGGGACAACATTTAGGTTCAGTAGTATTAACTACTAAATAAGCACGACTGATTAAATCACCATTTCTAGAAATAGTGCTTGTAACACGTTGTCCGTAACCTACAGAACCATTGAAAGTTTGTTGAATAGATTCTAAAGCAAAGTTAGTATGTCTGCGATATACTACTTTGAAAAAGGTAATTTGAGGATTACCAGTTAAATATACGTCTTGAGCACCATAAGCAACGAGTTGAAGAAGACCACCGCCCATTTTATTTTTGTTCTTTCTATTATATTATTTAAGAAAAAAAATAAGTAATTTATTATCTAATTGGAATACGCGATGCCACCCATACCAGATAATATACGTAATACGTTGTAATTTACAGCATATACAGATACCATATCAGCCGCATCACCAGATGTATCATATTCTAAATCTAATGTTGCAGAATCAATACGAGACATGTTTAGAGTGCCAGATGGTTGATGTTCTTCAGGTTTTAATGCAAAAGAATAAACATTGATACCAACGTTATTTGGTACATTTTCGTGATGTTGGAATGGTTGTACCATTGAGAAATACATACCATCGCGTTGAGCAAAACGATCATTGCCATTAAGTGTTAGTTTGGCTTTACTAATTAAATTGACTGGAGCACCAGCTGGACCAACAAGATTGGCAAGAGTTGAATATTTTTTATCAGTCGAAGCAGAAACTACATCTTTATCACTGGTATAATTAAACCAGTTATTTACGTCTCTAGAAGCACCTTCAGCAACCCATACTAATTCTTTAACAGGATGATTAAAGTTTAATTTAAGTTTTCTATTTGCTTGTTCTTTTCCAGTAAATTGTAATTGTTCGATTAAATATTCATGAGAAGATTGAGCGAATTTTCTACGTTCATCAGTATCTAAATAAACATAGTCTACCCATAAGGAAGCAGATAATGAGCCGGCTGTAGAAGCTACTTCGCTTGCATCTGCAAATTGAATATTTACTTTAACTTCATGATATTGTAAACCAATTAAAGGTAATGCTAAACCAACATTGCGGCAGAACCAAAATTCAAGAGGAACATACATAGTACCTACTGCAGCAGAAGTGCCACCCGGTCCACCAACCATATTGTAATAAGCTTGTTTTTTGCCAACAGGCATACTTAATTCATTCCAGATATACATCCATTCGCCATAATGTTTGTCTATTTTTTGACCGCCGATTTCTAATTCAACATATTTGATAGCGCGTAAACCAACCATTGGCGCTAATCCAGTAGAACCACTAGTTGACATTTCTAAATAAGAACGACTGATTAAATCACCATTTCTAGAAATGGTAGCTGTTACACGATTGCCCCAGCCAACAGAACCATTAAAAGTTTGTTGTATAGATTCTAAAGCAAAGTTAGTATGTCTGCGATATACTACTTTGAAAAAGGTAATTTGAGGATTACCTGTTAAATATACATCTTGTGCACCGTAAGCTACAAGTTGAAGAAGACCGCCACCCATTTTAATTTATACTTTCTTTTATACTATATAATTAGAAAAAAAAAAGAGAGAAAACTTAATTAGAATAGGCAAGACCGCCCATACCTGATAAAATACGTAAAACGTTGTAATTAACAGCATATACTTGCAAATTACCTGTTTTCTTTGTTGCATCTTCTATTTTTAATGCTAATACGGCGCTATCTATACGAGACATATTGAGAGTACCCGATGGTTGATGTTCTTCTGGTTTAATAGCGAAAGAATACACATTGATACCACCATTTTTAGGTACATTAGTATGATGTTGATACGGTTGAATTTTATCGAAATAAGTACCATCACGTGGAGCAATACGATCATTACCATTAAGTCTAATGTGTGCTGTAGTAACAGGATTTCCACCAAAAACAGTAGCGTCGTCATCCTTAGAATAATTATTCCATTGTAATACAGGATTTTTAGTAGTTGCGGATTTATCACCAGGCCATTTAGAAACCCATACTAATTCTTTGCAAGGATGATTGAAATTTAATCTAACTTGAGTATTGTATGATTCTTCACCGGTATATTGTAATTGTTCAATTAAATATTCATGAGATAATTGAGCGAATTTTCTACGTTCATCAGTATCTAAATAAATATAATCGACCCAAATATCAACTCTTGTAAGATCACCAATTGTTACAGCATTACCAGATGGTTCGTGTACTACTGAAGTATCAGCGTCGGCAGCTTTAAAATTAACAGCAACTTCATCTTTTTCAGCAAAATCAATTTTGAATTTTACTTCATGATATTGAAGAGCAATTAAAGGTAATGCTAATCCGACATTGCGACAGAACCAAAATTCTAATGGAATATACAATTTACTTGAAGCCGATGTTAAAACAGTAGATAAAGCACCACCATTTGCACCAACCATTTTATCATAACCATATCTTTTACCAGATGGTAAAGACAATTCATTCCATATGTACATCCAATCAGAATAATGTTTATCAATTTGTTGTCCTCCGATTTCAACAGTTACAGATTTTAATAATTTTAATCCAACATAATTTACATAATGATCTTTTGCTTGATCTTGAACATAACCCAAACCGGGTAATTCAACTTCTACATATGCTCTATTTATTAAATCGCCATTTCTAGATACAGTACAAGTTATTGAACTACCATATTGCGCTGTTCCATTATAAGTTTGCATAATAGATTCAATCGCAAAATTAGTATGACGTCTATAAACTACTTTGAAGAAAGTAATTTGAGGATTACCAGTTAAATATACATCTTGAGCACCATAGGCTACTAATTGAAGAAGACCACCACCCATTTGTTATTTTATCTTTTTATACTATATAAAAAGAAAAAAAATAAAGATAAACACAATATACTTAAAAGAATTATTATAAAAAGTTTATATAAGATGTTTAAAGATAAAACATCTAAAAAAAGATTGAATAATACAGAAAATTATAAAGATAAATGTACTTTAGATACAATGCATCATAATATAATTAAAGATTTTGAAAATAAGTCAAAAAAATATAATGAATATATTATTAACTTAGATAAATTAAATTTAAATAAAAATAATATAATGTCGAATATTCAAATATTATCAGAAAATAAAGATAATTTAAATACAAAAGAATATAATAATTTATGGAATTCAAATATCAAAATTAAAGAAGAAATATATAATATAAATCAAGAACTTAAAAATATAGAAAACTATAATGAAATAGATTATTATAAAGATACAAGTGATATATTATTTAATTATTATGATATTATTGAAAATCAATCTAAAAATAGTAATCTTGCAAAAAAAACTGTTCTTGATGCTTTAAATAATAAAAATGTTACACATGTGAATAATACAGATAAAACAAGTTTAGTAGATGAATATTTATCATTAACTAATAGTCAATATGTAAAAAAAAATTTAAATGAAAATATAGAAATATGCAAAGAATGTCAAAATTCATTAACTTGTTTACAACATGAAGCAATTATGATATGTGAAAAATGTGGATACCAAGAATTATTACTTGTTGAGCAAAATAGACCGATATTAAAACAAAACGCTAAAGATACATCACATTTTAGTTATAAAAGAATTAATCATTTTAGAGAGTGGTGTAATCAAGTTCAAGGAAAAGAAAGTACCGATATACCAGATGAAATTTTTGAAAAAATTTTAAATGAAATAAAAAAAGAAAAAATTATAGATACAAAAACAATAACTTATACTAAAATGCGGGAAATATTAAAAAGATTAAGAATTAATAAATATTATGAACATATAAATTATATTTTAAATAGAATTAATGGTATTCCAACTCCTCAATTTTCATCAGAATTGGAAGATAAATTATGTTTAATGTTTAGGGATATTCAAGCACCATTTTTAAAACATTGTCCTAAAGACAGGAAAAATTTTCTATCATATAGTTATGTTTTATATAAATTTTTTCAAATTTTAGGTTTAAATGAATATCTTAAATATTTTCCATTATTGAAAAGCAGAGAAAAATTATATTTACAAGATCAAATATGGAAAAAAATATGCGAAGAATTAAATTATCCGATTATTCCATCATTGTAATTATTTTAATTCTTTTTTAATTACTTCTCGTATATTAGTACTTAAATTTTTAACATATTTACTTGATAACTTCTTTAAAACTTTTTCTATTACTTTTTTATTTATTTTTTTACCTCCTCCTGTTAAAGAACCAAATGACGAATATGATGTATCTATGTGTCCCATATTTGGCATTTCATATCCAGGACTACTATAATCTCTTTGTAATGTATCGAATACTGTGTGTTTAGTTGGTTCAATAGATGATTCTAATACATATTTACTACATTCTCCATTTTGTACAGGTACAGCACAACCTCTACCTCCTTTTTTCATTCTATTTTCTAAAATATATAAACAATTAAATTTATTATTTTTTATAATATGTATTCATTTGATAAATTATTACAGTTATATTATAAAACTGAAAATTCAGAAACTTTTAAAAATAAATATGTAGATAATTTAGTTGATAATATTAATAATAATAATATAGTTAATGATGAAAATTTTTTATTAGATTTTATTATTATTAATAATTTACATTATAAAATTGAAAATTATGTTAAATATATATATATTCTAGTTCCTATATTATTTTTTAATGTATTTATATTAGGATTTAAACAATTTATTTATATGATTTAATAAAGTAATATGGATTATAATACGGGTGGTAGAGTTAATTTTGATGGTACAACAGATAATAACGCAAATAATTTAAATAATATTACTATCGATCAAAAATTCTCTATTGTTATTGGCGAAAATGCAGGTCAAACTATTTTACCTTCTGCTTCAACAAAAGATGAATTTAATATTTTAATAGGACAAAATACAGCACAATTTTCTAAAAATATAGAACATTGTGTTATTATAGGTGAAAATGCAGGAAAATTTTTAGATAATGGTAGTGAAAATATAATAATTGGCAATGATTTTAATAATAATGTTTCTAATATTCATAATCTCTTATCAATAGGTTATTCAAATATTTTTAATTCAGATTCTATTTATAATAATATATTAGGTACTTCAAATATTATTTTATCAAATATAAATTCGAGAATTGATATACCAATATCATGTAATAACATAATAGGTAATAATAATAATATAAATAATTTAAATAATTCAATTATAATTGGTAATTATAATAATTTTAATAGTTTATCTGAAAATAATTTAATATGTATTGGTAATGATATTGAATATAATGATAAGTTATCTTTAAATATAGATAATTCTATTATTAAAAATAATAATAATTCATTTACTAAAAATGATATAACATATACTTATGATAATTTATTAATAGGAAATAATTATCATACTAAAATAGGAATTGGATTTGATGATTATAATTTGATTGATAATATTATTGAAAATGAAACTTCTAATATTTATTATAATAATTTAAAATTACAAAATCTTTCTATTGATTTAACAAGTAATACATTTGAGTCAAGTATTATTTTAAATATTACAAGTAATTCTGATAATAAATATATACAAAGTATTAGAAATAGTGAAATACAAACTTTTTTTAATATTGTAAAAATTACTCCTCTTTATACTAATAATGAATTAAATCCAACTTATTTAGATGAAATACCACATACATATTCTTATATTACTGATATTGCTAAAGAATTTTATGATCAATCTGCACTTTTTATTGAAGAAATTCAAAATCAAAAAATATTAAATAATATTAATCATTCTTTATATGTTAATAATGGTATAAATACAGATCATTTATCAATTAATAATAATAATAATAATAAAATTTCATTATATTCATCTGATAATTTAATAAGTAATATTAGTTATGTTTTACCAAATAATGATATAAATACTCTAAGTGCTAATAATAAATATGTTTTATCAATTTCAAATTATAATGAACTATACTGGTTATTAAATACAGATATTGATGATAATAATATTAAATTAAATAATATATCAAATTATTTAAATAAAATTGAAAGTAAAACATCAAATATAAATATATTAAATAATGGAAATATAATTTTAAATTCTGATTTTACTGTAAATGGTATATTAAATATTAACTCGCTTAATATAACTGGGAATACCTCTTTTTTAACTAAAGATGATGTTTCTACTATTCAAGGCGAACCTGGTCCTCGTGGTTTAAAAGGAGACAGGGGTGATAATGGTAATAAAGGTGATAAAGGCGATAAAGGTGATAAAGGCAATGGATTTAAAAGTATTAATTATGATAATACAACAGGTATAATTACATTCGATAGTGATGATGGATTATTTTTAAAAACAGATGATATAAGAGGAGAAAAAGGAGATGGTTATACAGGTGCATATTATAATCTCGAATCTGGTAAAATTACATTTTTAGGTACAAAAGAAGAATTAAATTTTACAACTGGTAGTATTATTGGACCACGTGGTGAAAAAGGTGATAATATAGGTGAAGTTATATTTTATAATTATGATAAAAGTATTCAATTAGGAAAAATAGGTGATTCTTCAATTTCTAGTACAGATATTTTAATACCAAATGGTCATCAGGGCATTCAAGGTATACAGGGTTTAACTGGATTACGAGGTGAAAGAGGAGAACATGGTATTGAGGGTGCGCCTGGACCTATTGGTCCACAAGGACCACAAGGATTAAGAGGTTCACCTGGTACTGCTAACGTTGTTGCACCTGTGAATGCAGGTGATTTTATCATAATTAATTATGATAAATCTGGATATCCTAAAATTAATACTGATATTAATAATATAGTAGCACATATTCAATCAGATTCATCTATTGGACTAGATTCTACTTTACATGATAATATTTTAGAAATTGAAGGTAAAACTTCTAATATTGAAATAATTGATTCAGGTAATATTAAATTATATAGTGATTTAACAATAAATGGCGATATTAATATTAGTTCTGGTTCTAGTTTTAAAATTAATGGTGTAGCAATAGCAACAACTGATACAACATATACAGCGGGTACTGGTATTAGTATAAGTGGTACAACAATTGATTCTCTGATAACACAATATGAAGATAGTAATGTACTAACATTATTAAATACAACTGGTGTTACAGGTGGATTAAAAGTTACTACTGGTAATGTAGGAATCGGAACCGGAACTACATCACCTGCATCAAAATTAGATGTTGATGGAGATATTAATATTAGTTCTGGTTATAGTTTTAAAATTAATGGTGTACCTATAGCAACAACTGATACAACATATACAGCGGGTACTGGTATT